ATCTGTATTCATTACCATTCAGAGATCAAACTTAAGGATGTGCATAAAAACAACTTTGAGAGCGATTTGGAAGATATGATTGGAAAGATCGCAAGCTTCCTTAAAAAAGAATATAAAAAGATTACCGGCAAAGCGCTGTCTCTTAAAGCATCTGGCGATGTCGAAGCCATTGTTGAGACTTCATCTCGCCACCGGTGCTGGGTAAGGGCAAGTCAATACTTTGATCTTTCTGGAAAAGCAGAATCTGTCAAGGGAGAAAGTAAAGATAGCGTAGATGCAAAATTTAAAGACTTCTTGGAGCAGGGCGGCTGGAAGAAAGCAGATCCACAAGGACAGCCTGTGCATGTCGGAGACGGAAAAGTACAATCCAGAAAGGATATAAATAGCCCATTCAAAGACGAGTAATGTCAAATGGCTTATCAGCTATCTAAGAAAGATATTGTTAAAGAAATAATGAAGTGCGGCAAAGAGTCGAAGTATTTTCTTAATAATTATGGAAGAATTTCTCACCCTATGCATGGGTTGATACCTTTCAGGACATATGATTTTCAAGCAGATCTTCTTGATGACTTTAATGATTATCGTTTTAATGTCATACTTAAAGCAAGACAGCTTGGAATATCTACGATTAGTGCCGGCTATGTTGTTTGGTTGATGCTTTTTCATCGTGACAAAAACATTCTTGTCATGGCTACTAAGTTCTCGACAGCAGCAAACTTAGTCAAAAAAGTTAAAAGCATAATGAAGAATGTTCCAGACTGGCTACGAATCGCAGATATTGAAATAGACAACCGAGCATCTTTCGTGCTCACTAATGGATCACAAATTAAAGCAACATCAACTTCGGGTGACGCAGGGCGTTCTGAAGCTCTGTCCTTGCTGGTGATTGATGAGGCTGCCCATGTTGAAGGGTTAGACGAATTGTGGACTGGCTTGTATCCTACGCTATCAACTGGTGGACGATGCATCGCCCTGTCCACGCCAAACGGTGTTGGTAACTGGTTCCATAAAACTTATATTGATGCAGATCGCGGAGACAACGACTTTCATCCTACAAATCTTCCATGGGATGTACATCCGGATCGAGATCAGGAATGGTTTGACAAAGAAACAAAGAATATGTCAACAAGGCAGATAGCCCAAGAGCTTGAGTGTAACTTTAATACATCAGGTGAGACAGTCATACACCCTGATGATATAAAAAGAATCCATAGCGTTCTTTGTGAGCCAAAGCACAAGACAGGCTTCGACAGGGGTATATGGATATGGGAAGAATATGATCCAAGTAGCACCTATCTACTATCAGCCGATGTTGCCAGAGGCGATGGAAGGGATAGTTCTGCGTTCCACATCCTGAAAGCAGAAACAATGGAAGTTGTGGTAGAGTACAAGGGAAAGCCGACAATTGATGCGTATGCAAATATGTTAAACCACATAGGCATGGAATATGGAAATTGTCTTCTAGTGGTAGAGAATGTCGGAGTTGGAATATCAGTTTTAGATAAACTTAATGAGTTAGAATATCCAAATTTATATTATTCAATAAAATCAACACATGAGTTCGTAGACTCTGTTCAGGCAGTTAATCTGCCGAACTCAGTTCCTGGATTTACTACATCTTCAAAAACTCGCCCATTGGTTATCGCAAAATTAGAAGAATTCGTTCGTAATAAACTAATTACACTATATTCTACCAGAGTTGCAGATGAACTTAAAACATTTATTTGGAGCAACGGGCGCCCACAGGCAATGCGTTCATATTCGGACGATCTTATAATGGCTTTGGCTATAGCTTGTTGGGTTAGAGATACAGCGCTAGAAGTTAACAAAAGGGATGTTGAGTACTCAAAAGCTATGGTTGGCGGAATAATGACAACTAGAACTAACCTTAAGACTACAATCGAAGGGCAGACTGGACACGAAAAAGTTAGATTACAAAACAAAAAAGAAGAAGCAATAAACCAACAGAAAGAATTCTTGTGGTTATATAGAGGATAAAGATGGCAGATCAAAGAAAAAACCCCAGAAACGCATCATCTGAATTATTTCAGAGATTAACGCGTTTGTTCTCCGGCCCGATTATAAGTTATCGTAGCCAAACAGGACGAAAAATAAGGCGTACACATCTGGATAAATATGCAAATGTATTTAAATCTGCCAGTGGGCAGCAATTTAAGAAAACATCATATAATCCTTTTGAACAATTAGCAGCTAATGCAATTGCAAACCAGAGAAGAAGCGAGCGATATGTCGATTTCGATCAAATGGAGTATACTCCAGAGATCGCTTCTGCTCTTGACATCTACGCGGATGAGATGACAACCCACTCAGACTTAACATCAATGTTGAGAGTCAAGTGTCAGAATGAAGAGATCTCAGCGGTTCTTAACACTCTGTACGCAAACATTTTAAATATTGATTCAAACTTGTTTGGCTGGTGCCGAACGATGTGTAAATACGGAGACTTCTTTTTATATTTAGATCTGGATGATAAGTTCGGAATTCGTGGAGTAATCCCTTTACCATCAAACGAGATTGAAAGATTAGAGGGCGAAGACAAGACAAATCCAAATTATATACAATATCAGTGGAACTCTGCCGGCATGACTTTAGAAAACTGGCAAGTTGGACACTTCCGTATTTTAGGGCATGACAAGTATGCACCATATGGCACATCAGTCTTAGAGCCTGCTCGTCGAATCTGGCGACAACTAGTTCTTCTAGAAGATGCAATGATGGCTTATCGTATTGTTCGAGCCCCAGATAGAAGAATATTCTATATTGATGTCGGACAGATTGCTCCAAATGATGTTGAGCAATACATGCAGAAAGTCATGACACAAATGAAGCGACACCAATATACTGATCCGGATACCGGACGAGTCGATTTACGATACAATCCCCTCTCCATTGAGGAAGATTATTATATACCTGTTAGGGGCGGCGCCTCTAGCACTCGGATTGAGAATGTTTCTGGAGGCTCCTATACGGGAGACATCGATGATGTAAAATACCTCAGAGACAAGTTGTTCTCAGCGCTAAAAGTCCCAGCATCATATCTGTCTAGGGCAGAGGGAGCGGATGAAGACAAGGCAACTTTGGCTCAGAAAGACATTCGGTTTGCTAGAACAGTGCAAAGACTACAGAGGGTAGTTGTTGCAGAGCTTGCAAAGATAGGTATTGTACACCTTTATGCTTTGGGATTCAGAGGGGACGATCTCCTTAGTTTTGATTTGGCACTAAACAATCCATCCAAGATATCAGAGATGCAGGAACTTGAATACTGGAGCACTAAATTCGATATTGGCGCAAAAGCTACGGAAGGATTCTTCTCTCGTCGTTGGGTTGCAGAGAAATTGTTTGCCATGTCAGAAGAAGAATTCTTGCGCAACCAACGAGAAATGTTTTATGACAGAAAGTTTGATGCAGAACTTGCAGCAGTTGCAGAAGCTGCCGAAGCAGGCGGCGGCATAGGTGGAGACTTAGGTGGCGACTTAGGTGGCGGCTTAGGAGGAGATCTTGGTGGTGACTTAGGTGGTGACGTAGGTGGAGACTTGGGAGGAGACATTGACGTAGAACCGGAGGCAGCAGCAGCAGAAGCAGAAGCGCCTGAAGACGAAACTCTATTGGCAGCACCTCCAGGACATAGGGAATCACCTCGTTCCGCGAAGCCTTCGAAGAAAAGCTTAGAGCCGCAAGCAAAAGGAAAAGAATACAATAAAGTTATTGCTGACAAGAGAAAGAAAAACGGCGCCAGAACAAATATGAAACAAAAGAAGCAAACGGGAACAAGGGGTGCGATCTATCCCGGATTCCATGGCGCAACGGAATTAACTAAAATGACAGTAGGAAGTGTATTTGAGGGTAAGCAATCTATTTATAACATGGAAGATTCAAAGACGGAAGATCGCCTTTTTGAAATTAACAGCGAAGTTAGAAATTTAATGGAGAGCTTGGGCTCATTCAGTCTGGAGAAAGAAAATGAAGATGCGCCACAATAAAAAAAGAAATACTGCATTTATTTATGAAGCGCTTATTTCGGAACTGACAAAGTGCTCACTAAGCAAAGACGAAATCAGAAGAGAAGCTATAGTTTCTCTAATCAAAGAGCATTTCAAAAAGGGAACAGCGCTAAACAAGGAACTTTCAGCTTATTCTATAATCCTAGAATCAAGAGGATTGGAGAGGGATATGGCAACTAGGCTAGTCGCCGAAGCCCGACGAGTACACGCAACAATAAATAAAGAAGAAGTTTTTAACAAGCAAACCAAGCTAATTTCTGAGATTAACAAATCAGTTGGAAAAGGAGCGTTTAATAATTTTGTTAACAACTACAAAAGCATGGCAACAATCTCTCAGATGTTCAACCAAACGACTCCAATAAAGAAAGTTGTTTTATTAGAACAAAAATTAATAGATTCTATATCAAAAACTGATGATGGGCTAGAGGAAGTCAAACATATTGACAATCTAGTTTTCCGTACTTTTACTACAAAGTTTAATGAAAAGTATGGCTCAAGCCTCCTAGATGAGCAAAAGAATCTTTTAGGATATTATGTGGCTTCTTTTTCCGACAATGCTGTCGAGCTAAAACTATACTTAAACGAAGAGGTTTCAAGGCTCAAAAACATAGTCAAAGACTCAGCAGAGGCAGAAGAAATGTTCTCAGATTCAGACATGAAAGCAAAGATTGACGAAGTTATTTCTATTTTGGATGGCTACAAAAGTACTCCAATCAATGAATCTATGATAAAAGAGGTGCTTAAGATACAAGCGCTCGTAAGGGAGATTCAAGCATAATGGCAGTTTTAGTTAAAATTGGGAAAGCAACCGAGGAAGAGCCAAAAAAAGCTGATCCTATAAAGGTTGAACTGAATATTCGCAAGACTTTAGATGGAAATATATTAATATTTGATCATGCTGACATTGATATTATTGTGATGCCAGAGAAGAATAAAGTGCTAGCGATGTGCAAAGAGCAAATGTCAGATTTGGTTTACGGCGCACAAAATCGTATGTTTGAATATTTGCGAAAGAAAGGAGTTATTGATTTTTCCTCCATACAAGGTGGCAGCGTATACGGCTCCATGCAGGCTTCAATGTTGGTAGCCGAGGATAACTCAAATGCAACTCAACATGTCATATTAAATATATCTAAATTTATCGACGAAGAACGTCCATATTTTGATTTTGTTCAGTCATACATGGATCAAGAAGAAGATAGATTAATTGATCCAGACAATCTTCACTCAACAGATCTTGGAGATGTGCCACATAGTTCAGAAAAAGGATCAATCCGCCCAGATAGGGTTAGAGATCCTTATGGCATGGGACTGTCACATTACTAATAGAGGCTAAATTGGAACTTTTAACATTTGTGCTCGCCGCATACGGAATGACACAACTATTATGCTTCGGCACCATCTTTAACAAGATCCGCCCCAAACATCACTTCTTCCATTGCCCAATGTGTGTGGGCTTCTGGGTAGGAGTTTTTTTGTGTGGCATAAACGGCTGG